GCTTCAATGTAACAAAAGTGATGTTGTGACAATTCATCATATTGTGAAATCTCAAAAGACTTTTCCAAAACTTTTTTGTTCCGAATGTTAATTTTTGTATTCTTAAGAAGTTGTTTGTAATTTTCTGTATTCGTGGTCACAAATCCACCCGTTGGTTGGAATGAAGATTGTTTGTTGCTTATTGTGTAGGCATTTCCATAGACTGCACGAAGTTCATTCTTGAATTCTGCGCGACCCGCACCCATTGAATTGAACAACTTGATGTTCTTGTTCGTGTGATTAATTTTTGCGAGAGCGTAGTGACCATCACCACTTGGATAGGTGTGGGCGATATGAAGATACTCAGTACCGTTACGATTTTTTGTGAGTTTAGTCATATTCGATGTCCTGCGACACTTAAACTTGAAATCGTACCCAGCTTCATTCTTGATGTCCTTCCCAATTTGTTCAAAAATACCCGGTCTCTGGAGGAGTTGCTTAGCCATTTCCGCAGCATCTTCAATAGCCATGAGATATCTCGCCGCGACAGTTGTATTCATTTTACTCTCAATGTAGTCAGAGGTGTCAATTTCGGCAGTCTCACCTTTGGCTCGTAAAAGGGTGTTACGAACATCGCGGTTCTTGATGAGTTTAATGGGGACAAGGTCCATCCTAACTTACATATCATTGATATTTTTAAACCAATCGTATGTAAATAGTTATTACTGAAGTTAAGTTATTTAAATTAGTTACCAAAGGCAACACCAGCCATACCATCCTTAATACGAAGGATGTTATAGTTGACCGCATACACTCTATGAAGAGCGTTACCACCCGATGGACCAACGAGGGTCATCTTCGCGTTGTCAATGCGGCTAAAGTTAAGAGTACCAGTTGGTTGTGTCTTGCTCATAGTGAGGCAGAATGGCCAGCTGAAAGTTGGGAGATCGTCGAGAACATTGTCTGGAAGATCGGTGCAGTGCATTTCTGGAACAACGTTGTGGTGGTAGACGTTAGAAGTTTCCTCGAAAAGGGCAACACCGTTAATGTAAAGGGAAGACTTTTCAAAGGTAAATTCATTGTCCCAGTTATCACCTGTAGCTTTCCCAGAAACAAGGTGGAGAGACTTCACTGGGTGATTGAAGTAGCTGAGGTCAAGGTCGGTATCGGTACTTGTCGCTGGTTGGTATTGGGTTTGGGTAATCAACAATTCGTGTTCATTGTCGGTAAAGAACTTGCGTTCTTCGCTATCAAGGTAGATATAGTTACCGTAAACTTTTGGTGGGGTTGGTGGTGTGAATCCGCCACCGCGGCACTTGACGCGGATTTCGACGTCGTGGTACTGAAGAGCCACGAGTGGGAGAGCCTTTGTCCAGTCCTCACCGAAGAAAAATGGAATCATGTAATAGTTTCCTGAGTGGTTATCCTTCTTAACATTGGTGGTTATCGCACAAGACGCCTTCGCGGTGTTGTCACGCAAGAGTGGGTTGTGAACACCCTGAATGAAGAGGGAATCGAGTTCAGTAACCTTTTGACCACCAATCCACAATTGGAAAACAGTTGGATTGGAAGACGCCGAAGAGAAGAAGCCGGTCGCGTTAGTACCTATATTAGCGATATCGGTACTTTCGACCCACACATAACTCAAAAGATCACCCTTGGAACGAATTGGAATAACAACTTCCGCGTCGTCACCAAAAGTACCGATGTAGTCCATGCGTTCGGCTTTCATAGCAAAGTTTGTGTGTCGCTTGTAGTTTTGTCTGAAAAAACTGACTTCTGGTTGGCCAGTGATGTATACATCCTGAGCCCCTTTAGATACAAGGTCAATCAAGGCGGCTGACATTTTTACTAATATAGTATATTAAAATTTTCGGTCGATGATTACACAATGGTAACCTTCCAAGCATTAACCTGGGAGGCTCGAGACAGTGATGACGAACACTTGATTAGTATCTTTGGTAAGACTGAAGATGGAAAATCGGTTTGTGTCACTACAGAATTCACGCCGTATTTTTTTATAAAACTTCCGGTAAATATTAACAACCAAAAACTAAAAACTATTTATGAAAAGATTAATGAACAATGTAAAGATTGTCTCGTATCGTATTCTCTTATGAAGTCTAAAGATGTTTGGGGGTTTCAAAATAACGAAGAATTTCATTTCATGAAAGTGAACTTCAAGAACCTTCAAGCAAGAAGACTTGTAGATTCGTTCCTGAGAAAGCCATTGGATAGAACACCGGAACTCTTCAACATTTTTGGTGTAAAAAATGTTAAAGTATACGAATCAAACTTAGATCCAGTTTTACGCCTGATGCACCGGACGGGTATTCAGTCTACCGGTTGGCTTGATACAGGTAATAAGTGCATTCGTTCTCATTTGGCTCATGTAGACATTGATTTGTTCTGCAATGACTGGACGACTCTTAAACCCGTGGCACGGGATGATATTGCTCCATTTGTTGTAGCTTCGGTAGATATTGAATGTAACAGTTCTACGGGTAAGTTTCCTGATGCAAACATTCCCGGTGACGCATGTTTCCAAATTGCAATCTCACTTTGTAAGTTTGGGTCCGATGAACCGTATGATAAGACTTGCCTCTGTTACAAGAAAACCGATCCAAATCTAGATGGCTCTACTATTTTGAGCTATCCAACTGAGAAGGAGATGTTGGAAGCTTTTCAGAAGTATCTTCACAAACAAGATGTCGATATCATAACTGGTTGGAACATTTTTGGTTTTGATATGGAGTACATATATAAGCGTGCTCAAATTAATAAATGCCACTACGATTTCTTCAATTTGGGTAAGTTGAAGGATACCGAATCTGAACTTGTGATTAAGAAGCTTTCATCGAGTGCTCTCGGTGATAATCTTCTGAAGCTTCTTCCGATGCCTGGTCGATTTATTTTCGATTTGTTCCACGAAATTAAAAAGGGTTACAAGCTTGATAGCTATAAATTGGATAATGTATCAAAGTTATACTTGGGTGACCAAAAAATTGATATGCCACCAAAGGAAATGTTTGCTAGATTTGTTGAAGAAGATCCAGTGAAATTGCGGGAAGTTGCCGAGTATTGTATCAAGGATACACTACTTCCCCATAGGCTTATGAAGAAGTTGTGTACACTTCTAAATTTGGTGGAGATGGCGAAGGCAACGTGGGTACCAGTTCCATTCCTTGTAGAGCGTGGACAGCAAATCAAGGTATTTTCACAGTTGACAAAGAAAGCGAGAGAGCTTGGATTTATGGTGCCGACGATTCGCTACGGCGCAATCCCCGAAGAACCATATGAAGGTGCGACAGTTTTGGAGGCGCAAAAGGGTGCATACTACACACCAATTACAGCCCTTGATTTCGAATCACTGTATCCATCGATTATGATGGCACATAATTTGTGTTATTCTTCGTATGTTATGGATGAGAAGAAGTATGGCGCGGTACCCGGAATTACTTATGAAACTTTTCATATCGGAGATCGAACTTACAAGTTTGCCCAAGATGTCCCAAGTCTTTTACCAGCAATTCTTTTAGAATTGAAGCAATTTCGTAAGCAAGCCAAAAAGGATATGGCAGCAGCTACCGGTTTTATGAAGGAAGTTTATAATGGTAAGCAACTCGCCTATAAAATTTCAATGAACTCTGTCTACGGTTTCACTGGAGCTGGTAAGGGTATTCTTCCATGTGTTCCAATTGCTTCTACTACAACTTCTAAGGGACGTGCGATGATTGAAGAGACAAAAAACTACGTTGAAAAGAACTTCCCCGGATCGAAGGTAAGGTATGGTGACACCGATTCGGTCATGGTTGAGTTTGATGTAGGCGATCGCAAGGGTGAAGAAGCCATCGCATACAGCTGGGAAGTGGGTGAGAGAGCTGCAGAAGAGTGTTCAGCTCTCTTCAAGAAGCCAAATAACTTGGAGCTCGAAAAAGTTTATTGGCCTTATTTCCTCTATAGTAAGAAGCGCTATGCAGCCAAACTTTGGACAAAGGGTAAAGATGGTAATATGCATATGGACTACATAGATGTAAAAGGTCTTCAACTCGTAAGGCGCGATAACACTCCACACGTCCGTGAAGTGTGTAAAGAACTTCTCGATGTTGTATTAACGTCGAGTGATCCGGGGCCACCCAAAGAACTTGCCAAGGAAAGAGCAATTGAGCTTTTGTCTGGTGATGTTCCGAATGAAAAACTGGTCTTGAGCCAATCCCTGGCGGATACGTACAAGGTTGCTGGTAAAAATGTGTCTGTTACGAGTTCTGAGAGTGTGAATATCAATCAATCGCATGTTCAAGTTGTTACGAAAATGCGTCAGCGAAAGCCTGGGTCTGAGCCACAATCTGGTGATAGGGTTCCCTATCTTCTCACAAAAACAGAAAATTCCAAAGCAAAGGCGTACGAAAAAGCCGAAGATCCAAAATATGTAGAGGAGCATGACATCCCTGTAGATTATCACTATTATTTCCTTAACAAATTCCTGAACCCTGTATGTGACCTTTTGGACCCACTATATGAGAACGTGAAGGAAGAAATCTTTGGCGAAATTATCAATCAACACAAACCACCAAAACCAAAGAGAGAACCCGCTCTGAGTACAATGAAAAAGGATGATCTCGTTGCGGAATGTAGACGACTTGGATTGGAAGAAACCGGTACACTGGCTATTCTTAGAAATCGCCTTAAGGAGGCTAGAGTTAAAAAAGAAGAAACAGTTGAAGACTTATTTAAAAATTACGAACAAGGTATTACTAAGAATGAGTCTTCATGATAAGATTACAAAGATATTCGAGGAAGAACTCGAGGATCGTGTAAACTCGATTATTACAGAATATGCTGAAAAAATTTCAAAAAAACATGCAATTCCTTTGGAACTTTTACTGAAAGATATACCGGAAAATTATACTTCTACGATTTGTAGAGGCACAAAATCAAACGGAGATAGATGCGCATTTAAATCTGTATCGAATGGATACTGTCGTCATCATAAATCACAAGGTGATCGTATATGTCAACGTGTCCTTTCTACATCAAGTTTGCATAATCACGGTTCAGAACAGATGTTTGTGAAAGGGTGTCCGGGTTGTGAAAGTGCTAATAATGGGCTTATAGAATTGAATACTATTATTTAATAATGAACAAAAGAGATATTCTACTAACATCTATTAATAATTTTTACAACGAACAGAAGAATAAAACTACATTATTGACAATATTGGATAAGTCGAGTGGTATTTCTCTAAGAAATTTGGAATGGTTTATTACAAATTATTCTAAAAAGAACCATACATCTTATAAAACCGGTGATGGAAAGTTATTTACTGTTCATTGTGCATACAAGTCTTCTTTGGATGGGTACAGTAAAAAGTTATTCGATCCATTTTGTCGATCTCAAAAATTTGCATATAAGATTCCTGGTACGTCACATGAAATTCAAACGACTTTGGCTCAATTGAATTTCATTAAATGGTGTATTAAGAATAGAATTATTGATTACATTAACGATAACAAAGAGTTACTATTTAATAAGCAACAGACATAAATCCCTTTTCAAATTCAAATGTTTGATAACCTGTGTAATACATGTGTAGGGTAAAACTATCATTATTTATATCGACTAAACCTGTATCTAGTTTAGCTTCAAATGCAGTTTTGTCGGACTGTATTTGACTGAAATCTAAACTTCCCGATGGCTCCACATTTATCGGATTCATCGAGAAGCTATATGTATATATATTTCTTATCGGTCTCGACAATCTTTTTTGTGATGGTATGAGATACTTATAATATGTGTGCGTTGTATTTGAAATATTTGGCATTTTATTACCATTTATATAAAAACTTGCGGAATCCATTACTGGTGCGAAAAATGTATAAGTCTCATCAAAGTTTACATTCGACGAAAAGTTGAAACGATTGTGCATAAAATATTCACCGTCTTCACTTGGAACTGGGTCACCTGTTGAAACATTTTCGTTTTCAAATTTTACATTTCTAAAAAACCAGTGAATACACTTGACCGGTATATTTGGAACAAGATTATTTCTTATAACATCTTTACCTTCGTCGGTCACAATTGATGGGTGTTTTCTTACCAAATCTGTCACAAGAGTTTGCTTTTCTTTCATCATGTAAATGCGCTCCTCATCACTTAGTGTAATTTCTTCTGTAATTATGTCAAAAGAAGGTAATTCAATCACATCTGTTGTATCTGTAAAGAAAGTTTGTTTATGAAATTCCAATTCAAAAATTATTTTCTGATTGAAAATTGAGCAAAGTGGAAAATATGGTCTATTTGGTTTATTCGTTGAATATTCATCACTCGCATATTTTCTAGAAAAGAAAAAGTGAATTGGTATCATTAATTCTGAATTGTATTGTGCATACCCAGGATTATCTTCAGATGCATCAAATCCCAAATTTCTATTTACAAGAAAACGATTTGCAACCTTTTCTGAAATTTCTAAATAAAGTTCATCATATATAATTCCCCAATCATCATGAATTTTCTCAACTTCTATATCGTCTATGCGCATTGTTACACTTTTAAGTATATGTCTACCGAGCTGATCTGCGTAATTCCCATTTGAAACGGCGGGCATCTGTATGCTTATCCACATATTACTCAAAAGATCACCCATATTTTGTGGTTCATATTTAACTTTTATAGTTTGATTAAAAGGCCAATTGTCTACTTGCCCGGGATTGATCACATGTTTACTTCTGTGGTACTTCCTAAATTCGGAATGTCTCTTATCAGTGGTATAATTAAAGAATGATTCGTCTGGTTCTTTGGAAAGTAAGTAAGTGTCTTGCTTCCCAATAGCTTTGAGCGAAATTTTCGCAGCTTCACCCATACCTACTATTGCTTACATATTTTTAATATCTGTTTTCCACATATCAATGTGTGATGTATTTTTCATAATTTCGAGTTCTTCCCTAGCCTGTTTTGATTCCTCGAGCAATTCTCTGACACATTCTTCGGTATACTGAACTGTTTTGATGTTGAGAAGATAGTCATATGTGCCATTAATTTTTGGGAAAATTTGGGACAATTGTCTTTCAAGATCATCCTTCTTACGCTTGAAGACTACAATTTGTCCTTCGATCACCATCGTGACAAACTTTGACTTGTATCCACACATCTTGGATCTAACTTCAAGTACTTTGATAAGATGTTCCTTTCTCTTGATGTAGTGATCAAGACGAAGTTTCACAAAGTCTGAGAGTATTTCTTCGGGACTTGAGTATTTGTAAATCCCTTTCATTGGATGGAAGAGATGCATGTTTGATGTGTGGAAAGACTTTCTCAGTTTGAGATCCTTGATCATATCTTTACCCGAATAACCAAATATTTCAAAATCAACATCTTCGGTTGTTGAGTTATTTGTAAAGTTTGTAATCACCTTCTTCTCCACAAGTGTGTCAAGGTATTCTTTGTAGTCTTGAGTCCATCGACCAGGTGGCAACTCGGTAATCTTGAGGCGGGAACCGGTATCTCTCCAAACACCTTCGGTAATCCAAGTACCATCTTCTTTGAATACTTTACCCTTGAATCCTCGGAACCAAGGTGTCATTTCTTTGAGAGACATACCACTCAAAGATCTCGTGATGTTTTCCTTGATGTCCTTGGGGTTGAAAGGTGGGACATAGCAACTGAAACCTGTACCAATACCTTCGGTTCCGTTGACAAGAACCATCGGGAGAGTTGGCATATAGAAATCTGGTTCAATCGGTCGACCATCGTCGTCGAGATAGTTGAGGATCGGATCATCCCGCGGATCAAAGATCTTCCTCGTCTCCTTGGAGAGTTTTGTAAAGATGTACCTCGTTTGGGAAGCGTCTTTGCCACCCATAAGACGAGTACCAAATTGACCACATGGTACGAGAAGATTGATATTGTTTGAACCGGTGTAGTCATTTGCCAATTTGACAATTGTATCCGCTAGAGATACTTCACCGTGGTGGTATGCGGACTTGTCAGCCACGTATGCCGCCAACTGTGCAACTTTCATTTCATCTTTGAGATTCTTGTGAAAGCATGCAAAGAGAACCTTTCTCTGTGAAGGCTTGAGACCATCGGCCATATGTGCAATAGAACGCTTCAAGTCCGCCAAGCTGAAATTGACAAGATCCTTGTGGACAAAGTTTGAGATACTCAAATTTTTGACATTACCGTATGGAACTTCCAATTCTTTTGGATTTTTAGCGGTACTTTCGAGGAGCCAAGACTTTCTATCGTCCGCCTTCTTTTTGTCAAATGCGAGAACAATTGATTTGTCTGTCATGATATCCACGTCAAACTTGACTGTGAGGTCTTGAATCTTCTTGAAATATTCTCGGGCCTCGGCACTCGTGCTGGTACCCAAACCCTTGTAGTACTTGATCTTCCACCCGGGTTGACCATTACCATACCAGGATCTGAAGGTAGAGTCTGTATAGAAAGACTTTGTTTGTCCACCCTTGGAAGCCTTGATAATTGGCGTCACCATTGAGACTACAAACCCCAACTTGAGGAGACTGGGCCAGAAATAATGAATCATATTGAGAATGAGACCCTTGATATGGGAACCATCATTATCCGCATCGGTCATAATCATAAGACGACCGTAGCGAAGTTCAGAAACATCTGTGTATTCTTTGCCTTGTTGAAGACCCAAAATCTTCTTGAGATCATTGAACTCTTGATTTGATGTAAGTTGAGCCACCGAAGCATCGCGGACATTCTTACACTTACCACGAAGTGGGAATACACCGTAGTGATCTCGACCAACGACTGAAAGACCTGCGACCGCCAAAGTCTTTGCCGAATCACCTTCCGTCACAATGAGAGTGCACTTACCAGATTGTGCTGTACCGGCCTTGTTTGCATCGTCCAACTTGGGAATGCCGGTAATTTTGGACTTTCTGGCACCATCAGTCTTTTTGAGTTCTTTCATCTCCTTGAACTTTGAGAGTGCTGTGAGTTCATCACTGATGCCAGTCTTGAGAGCATTCTTCACAAAGTTCTTTGGTGGATCAAACTTACTCCCAAAGTCTTGAGCCTTTGAAGTACATTCAGACTTGACTTGACTTGAGAAAGTTGGATTTTCAAGAGTTGCCTTCACAAAGATGTTGAAAGTATTCTTGACTTGTTGTGGCTTCAACTTAATCTTCTTCGCCATTTCATCAATGATACCCGATGCGAGGTAAGAAGCTACATGATCCACATGAGTGCCACCCTTTGTGGTACAGATACCATTTACAAAAGAGACTTGTTCAAGACCATTTTCTGAAGGACCAATACACACTGACCAACGATCGGTAGTCACTGAACAGATATCAGTTACACCTTCATGCATCTTGGCATAAGCTTCAAAGGAAGTCTTGGGAAGAGCTTCACCTTGAAACTTGACCTTACAATTGGATGTGGTACAAATGTTTGCGT